TATACCCCCTACCCCTATATGCGTTTTGTATATATTGAGTTTGAATTGATGTTGTAGGGGGGGTACCAAAATAAAATTTGAAATCTGGGTATAGAAATAAGGTTATATGATAGATATAGGGCTTTTAAGGATCGTTAAGGAGGGGTTTTTATATACGGGGGTAGGTATCGGGTAGGGGTTTATATTATATACGGGAAAATTTTACTTTTCTTATTCGTTGATTACAGTTAATATTCGCTTATTGTTTTATCAATTTATAACGGGAGTGTATTTGATATGAATAAAGCTAGGGGTGCAAAGAGAATGTTGAATACTAAGGATGGGGGTAAGCCTAGATTGGGTAATCCGATTCCGCGTAGTGAACATACCGCTCCTTTTGTTGATATAAAGCCGGTTGAAAGTCGAGTTGATAAAGTTGTAGTTAATGGTAAAGGTCAGGGTAGACATGGTAGACCTTCCCTATATGATAATACGCGTTTTCCTCATATAGCTGAGACTCTATGTAGGGAATACGGTATGACTAATGATCAATTAGCACCGATATTTGGAGTTACAGAACCTGTCATATATAGTTGGAAAAGAAAATATCCCGATTTTGCCGCAGCTTTAATTAGAGGTAGGGATGATTTTGATGGACAAAAGGTTGAAAATGCTTTGTTGAAAAGAGCTTTGGGATATGGGTACACAGAAAAGCAGACTAAGACAGTTACGGTAAAAGCAAAGCATAAATATGATGATTATGAAATATGTATTCCCGCAGTGGAAACTATTGTACTGGAAAAAGAACTCCCACCTGATGTTAAGGCTATCCAATTCTGGCTTACGAATCGTCAACAAGATCGGTGGAAGATGGTTACTACTGTCAATGCTAATATAAATGCAAAAACTGAACACGTTAAAAAGACTTTGAATGTATCCGCTGATCTAAGTAAGATGGATGTTGAACAACTAAAGGCTTTGAGAGAGATGGTTTCTACTCAAAGCCCGGAATTGATTGAAGGGGAAGTTATTGATGTAAAAGCAATTGACTGGATTGAAGAATTGGGTATTGTTCAGGAACCAGTTTAATTCCTCCAACATAAATCCAACGCTTCCTTATCCGAAAATCCTTCGGCTTTTAAAGCGTCATATTTAGCTTTGGTCAATTTTGCTTGAAGTGATATAAATTGAAGATGAACATCCAAGTTATCAGTTAACTCTTTTAATTCAGATTCCATGAACTCTTGTTTTGAAAACATTGTAAATTTTTGACTGTCTTTATCTCGCATTGGTTACCTCCAAAGTTCTTGGGTCAAGTTTTTTAGCTTCTTTTATAAAGCAATAAACGCAAATATCATTATCAGTATCCAATTTAATTGTATAACTTCTATCCAACTCTAGTACTTTTGGAATTATGATACTTTTGTCAACTTCGCACTGACATATATCACAGGTATATTCAATAACTTCTCGTTTCATATCTTTTCTCCTTATATGTTATCTCTAATTCTTAACATAATGATGTTTTTGTTTCTTCAAAAACAAATCACTATCGAAAACATCTTTACCTTGCACTTCAGCTTCATGTATTTGGACATGATAAAAAGTAGCTTCTTGTGTACATTTATCAACTTCTTTTTGTAACTGCTCAAGTTTATCTTTTTTCCGTTTTAAGCTACCGTATATATTCGCTAAACACTCTTTATGCCAAGCCAAAGGCATCTTACTCATTTGTTAACCTCCAATTATTTCCCGTGCCAGTTTGCAGGCAGGGCATTGGCACTTATTGTAATGCGAGCAAGTGCTATCAGTACCGTAGCAACAGCTCTCACCTATATCTAACAAACAACCGTCTGCACCTGACGAATAATTACCATAAGAACACCTATGCGCCTTCAACATCGCCCCGGCAAGTGTGCGGAGTTTGGATTGTTGTTTGTCTATAGTATCCAAACACTCTCGGACAACCTCACTACCGGGTGGAGGTAATAGATAACTTGCATCCCTCATTAGTTTAGTCTTCACCTTTTACCTCCTTGAGTGCTGTGAATGCAACCCGTTTCATAACATTTGCCAAGTCACCACCGCTTTGACATCTGTATTCGCAGATGAGAGTAACAGGATCACATATCTTCTCCAACGCCTCGATCAGCAAGCAGTTAGCTTGCGCTAACTTGGCATTTTGTGTTAGAGCATTTTGCCAATGTCCATATAGTTCTTTGTTCTCAGCAAATCTAGCCTCGGCCAGCAAGCGATTAGCGTCTTGCAATTTTAGCAACTTATCATTGTTTTCAGGTAGCCAAAGTCCCTGATCTTCATAGTGTTGTATCTCTTCTTTGACTTCTTTCAGTTGTTGCTCAAGCTCTGCACATTTGCACATGTAACAAGTATCGTCTAATAGCGGTCTACATCCCGGTTTCCATTGAGCTTCTTGATGCGGATCATGTTCAGGGCAAAATACGCGGTTACTCATTTTCAACCTCCATTTTATCTTTAATCTTCTTGACGGAATTATTATGAATTTTCAAACAACGCGCCATCTTACATTCCCCGCCGCCACCTTTTTTACAATTCAAAAATCCTGTTTCTTTGTTATACTCATAATTGTTTTCTTTTGCACAAACCAGATGCTGCTTGTAAAAATTGTCTTTTGTAATCATGGTTTTTCTCCTTTTAAATTGAGATTCCTAAATTTCATCCGTTTCCTCCCTTTCTCTGCATCTAGCTTTTAATACTTTCTCTGAAGTAAATAAGTTCCAACAAAAATCAGCACCGGATTGTTTCAATACTTTTGAGCGGAAGAAATCATTTATTATTTCTACAATACGTTCATCATCGTAATCTTGCTGAACCATGTATTTTTCTATTACGGATAAACCCTTAATCATTTGTTCATCTAAAACGGACGAATGTTTCTTTCCGTTTACGGATTCAAACTTTTCAAAATAATATGCGGCGATAGCTTCACTTCTTGTTTTAACGGCATGACTTATCATTTTATTAAAAACGGTAAAAGATTTTTGATTACATAAAATAGGGTTTTCCGCAGAAAACGGCTTTATAGGCTTTATATGATTCTCTTTAACTCTGACTCTCTTACTAGCACAAGTAAAATTTACGTCTTCGGACAAGTAAATTTTACTTGTCCGTAATTTACAGTTTTCAAATATCTTATGCCATGCAAAGAAATACTTATTTCTGAAGTGTTTTATACGTTCAATTCCAGTAGGAGCGACAACAACTAAGAGCTTTGCATCTAATAAATTTGCTATTGATTTTGTTACAGCCGACAATGATACACCGCATTCAATAGCTATTTCCGATTGTTTAGGATAACATTGACCATCTTCGCCAGCATATCTCATTAAACGACCATAAACTAATTTATCCGTTGGTGTTATTGAAGTTAATTTTGAAACAGCATCGGGTATAAAAGACCCTACAAAAAGACCTTTTGGATTAAATAAATCTCCGATTTCCATGCGGTTTTATCCTTTTCACGTTAAATAAAAAGCCCCTATCAGCAAAAAGCTAGTAGGGGCTTTAGAAAATCCCCTTCAAATGTGGCAGCATTATCGGGGGATTTAGACTCGTTAGAGCCTATCGGTTCCCAGTCTGCCAACCGGTTTTACTTATTAAATTGTAAGGAAACTATAAAGCCTATTTTCGGAAAAGTCTAGTTTTAATAATTATACGAACTAAAAAAATTATAACCCTCTTAATATATTCTATACTTTGCGTTGATTAGAGAATATTTTACCTCAAGAAAAGCAACTAACCCGCCTGAAAAGGAGAATCGGTATGACAATCAAACACAATCCGTTTAATTTCAAAAGAGGCTACGGAACACAGGAAGAACGAATTACAATGGGTGTTCCGACAATTACCACAGACCACGCAGCAATACACGAAAAGCAAGCTTTTACAGTAGCAAACAAAATGACAATTGCTTCTGGTAAAGTTGGAGCTATTTCAATCAGACCTCCTACCGATGTTGCCGCTTCTTATACTTTCAATATGACAAACGCTCTGGCTGATTTGACTTATACGGCCAAAGAAGTAGGTTATGATGGTAACGATATTACTATCACCCATGTTGATCCATCCGGTAATAACCAACCTTTGTCTGTATCAGTAAGCGGGACCGATATAACGGTTAATCTAGCCACTGGAGCAGGGGGGGCTATAACTTCTACTGCCGCACTCGTAAAAGCGGCTATAAACGCAAATATCGAAGCCTCCGAGCTTGTTTTGTGCGAGGACGAAGGTGTGGGTAGTGGTATTGTAAACGCTACAGTCAAAACTAACCTTACGGGTGGTTCATTAAAGAGCTATGTTCATTTTAAACCGGCAACCTTTTCAAATTCAGCAGGTCCGATCTATATCAGCCTTATTGAAGATGCCACTTTTACTGGAAATTCTTCAACAGTAACCCCTGTAAATAGAAATCGTCATGGGATGGATGTACCTTCGAGGGTTCCTTGTTCAGCTACAGTTGATGCAACTGTTGTAAACGGTGCTAACGCGTTAACTCTAAGTAACGTGTCTCTTTTTGGTTCATCTGCCGGTGCTAGTAGGATGGGTGGTTCTTCAAATCTTTCTGACGAATGGGTTCTTGATCCCGGTGTAAATTATCTGATGGTTTTCTCCAATGCCACAAGTCCCGGTGTGGAAGCGATATTGGCATATGATTTGTTTTGGTATGAGGAAATGGCAGCTTAATTTATGATAAATCGTAAGCCAAGGCAAATTATAACGGAAGGACCGGAATTTGAGAAGATGAAAGAACTTCTCAACACTCCGCTACGTGAATTGAACAAGGTTCTTGCAGAAAAGAGTCTATCGGAATTTGTGCGTTTGATGTGGCCGACCATGGACCCTCATGATTATGTTCATGGTTGGCACATTGACGCTATTTGCGAACACGTTCAGGCAGTAATAGCCTTAGAAATACTAAGACTTTCAATAAACATACCACCACGTCATATGAAGTCTTTAAGTATTTCTGTAGGTTTGGCTCCTTGGGCTTGGATACAAAAACCAGCACTTCAATTTCTTTATTCCTCATACGCATCCTCCTTGTCTATTCGTGACGGTGTTAAAGCAAGACGTATTATTGATAGTCCTACCTATAAGGAGTTTTGGGGCGATAAATACAAGCTAACATCTGACCAAAATACGAAAATTCGATTTGATAATGATCAAGGCGGGTATCGTATATGTACTTCTGTTGATGGTATGACAACCGGCGAGGGTGGGGACGTTATCATCATCGACGATGCTAATAACGTAAAAGAAGCCGAATCAGAAACAACCCGTCAAAATACTAACAACTGGTTTGACGAGGTTATGCAATCCCGTTTTAATGATCCTAAGACCGGGGCGTTAATTTCAATTCAGCAAAGAACTCACTCGAAAGATTTATCAGGCCATATACAAGCCAAATATGGCAATGAGTATACCTATTTAATTTTGCCATGTCGTTTTGAGATTGAATCAAGACGTAAACTATCATTAAAAACTTTTCATGGATTTACAGACCCACGAAAAGAAGATGGTGAATTGCTTTGGCCTAATCGTTTTGGTGAAAAAGAAGTTCAAGCCTTGGAGTTAGCCCTTGGAAGTTACGCTGCCGCTGGTCAACTTCAACAAAGACCTTCTCCAAGAGAGGGGGGTATAATCCCGATGGATAAGTTCCAAAGGTATCGGGTTATGCCAGCAAAAGAAACTTGGAAAAGAATATCTTTGACTTTCGATACAGCCTTAAAGGAAAAGGAACTTCACGCATATTCCGTTTGTCAGGTATGGGTAGAAACTCATAAAGGTCTATTCTTACTTTATACTTGGAGAAAAAAGTGTCGTTATCCAGAATTAAAAAGGATGGCAAAATCGCTTTGCGAAGAATGGCAACCCCATGAAATTTTAATTGAAGATAAATCAACAGGTTCCGTACTAATTCAAGACCTTCAAGAAGAAAAGAAGTATCGGATTGTTTCAATTGATCCCGGCGGCATGGACAAGGTTATGCGTATGGAGGCCGAAGCTTCTGCTATTGAATCCGGTCTTTGCCATATACCCGAAACATCTGGAGTTGAAGTGCATAGTGGTAAAGCTTCTCATGATTGCGCTTGGTTAATTGAATTTGAAGCTGAATGTCAAGATTTTCCTAATGGGGAATATAAAGATCAAATTGACCCGATGAGTCAATATTTAAAAACGGTTCGCATGAGGCGTCAGAAATACGTGCCGATTGTGAGCCCTGTTGTGGATTCGTTGTCAAGAGAATCGCATTGGACAAATAGAGAGCAAACTGATGAGGGGGATTCCCAATGGCCTTAAATAGAAAAGATAGAATTGAAAAGAAATCTCCAAATTTATCTGAGATTGGAACGACAGGTCTTGTAACTTACGGTGGTCAAATAAGTGAAGAACATCTTCGACAATTGGCCGGAACAAGGGGTATAAAGACTTTTGCAGAAATGCGCGACAATGATGATACCGTTGGCGCGATTCTTTTTATCATTGACAAACTTCTTCGTAATGTCGAATGGCATGTCGAACCTTCTGACAAATCGGAAGAAGCAAAGCGTGTTGCTGATTTTATAGATTCTTGTACGAAAGATATGGAACATAGTTGGGGGGATATGATAAGTGAAATATTATCAATGCTCCCATTTGGCTGGTCAACTCTTGAAACTGTCTATAAGGTGAGAAGTGGATTGGATACAACAAATCCGTCATATTATAGCGAATACAACGATGGTATGGTGGGATGGAGAAAGCTGCCAATTCGTTCTCAAGAAACTCTCGAATCATGGGAGTTTAACGAATGGGGCGATACGATAGCAATGAATCAACATCCACCATTAGGGGGTATTCGTCGTATTCCGGCTAATAAATTTTTATTGTTCAGAACACAGAGCTACAAGAATAACCCGATGGGCAGAGCCTTGGACCCGCAAACCCCCATAATAACCCCTAACGGATGGATGATTTTGGATGACTTGCAAGTGGGGGATAAAGTATTTGATGAAAAAGGTTGCGTTAGATATATAACTGGTCGTGTTGATTGGGATGATCGTCCTTGTTACAAATTGATATTTAATGATGGTTCCAGTATTATCGCTGATGAAAATCATCAGTGGGTTACACATTCTGCGAATGATAGATATCAAGGACGATCTTTGCAATTGAGAACTACTTCTGAAATTGCAAATTCTATAAAAACATCAATGGGGACTTCTAATTATTCCATTCCTTGGGCTTCAGCTTTGGATTATCCAGAACAAGCCCACATACTTGATCCTTATTATGTGGGCTTATGGTTAGGTGACGGGACTTCTCTTTGTTCCGATATATCATGCCATGCGGATGATGCAGAAGAAACTCGTAACGAATTGCAAAAATTGGGATGGAAAGTTGAAGTAAAACAAAATGGTGATCCAAATTCTAACGGTAGGGTTTTGTCTGTCCAAAACGATGAAAAATGGAGCAGTAGAAACCCACAGTCATTGTTAAGATCATTGAATTTGATTTCTAACAAGCATATACCTGAATCTTATTTGAGAGGTTCTATTTCCCAAAGATTGGCACTTTTGGCAGGGTTGATGGATAGTGACGGTACTGTAGATCAATTCGGGTGTTGTTCTTTTAGCAATACCAATATGAATCTGATTGCCGGGGTGGAGGAATTAGTCAGATCGCTAGGATGTAGTGCTTATAGTAGATTGCATAAAAAAGCAAACGGAGTTACTCATAAAAAGGATGGATGGGAAGTTAATTTTAAGCCAATATTCGTACCGTTCAGATTAAAACGAAAAATAGATAAAATCAAAGATATGAGGCATCGTCAAAATCATTATATAGTTTCGGCTCGTCCTGTGCGACCGCGTAGAACTGTATGTATTGAAGTGGATAGCCCTTCGCATTTATTTTTAGCTGGTGAGAGTATGATTCCAACTCACAATAGCATTTTGCGAAACGCATACAGACCTTGGTTCTTCAAAAAAAGAATTGAAGAGGTTGAAGGGATAGGTATTGAAAGAGATTTGGCCGGACTTCCGGTTGCAGGCGTTCCCGCTGAGATTTTAGCATCCAACGCATCCGCTGAACAAAAAGCCACCTTGTCGGCTATAAAGCGTCTTGTGACAAATATTCGCCGGGATGAACAAGAGGGGGTTGTGTTTCCATTGGTATATGATGAAAGTGGAAATAAATTGTATACTCTCGATCTTCTTTCGACCGGCGGTACTCGTCAATTTGATACGAACTCAATAATAACCCGTTATAGTAAAGCTATAGCAATGACTGTATTGGCTGACTTTATATTCTTAGGTCAGACTAAAGTTGGCTCCTATGCCTTGTCTTCAGACAAAACCGATATGTTTTCGGCTTCGTTGGGGGCGTGGCTTAAAAGTATAGCTGAGGTATTCAATAAACAAGCAATTCCAAGACTTATGAAACTTAACAATATTGATCGTAAATATTGGCCGAAGCTCGTTCCTTCTGATATTGAGAAAGAAAATGTATCTGAGTTCTGCGATAATATTTATAAACTCGTTGGTGTTGGAGCATTGATGCCTGATGATTCTGTCGATCAAAGAATACGTCAACTACTTTCTCTGGCTCCGAGCTCAGGTAATGAGGGTATTGTTCCGATGGATTTGATAGAACAACGCCTAAACAGTGAGAAAAAAACATTGGAATCAAAAAACGGAGAATCGGGAAAAGAAAATTCAAAAGATGAAAAACCAATGGTTAATCGTCCAAATGGAAAAAGTAACCCCGGTATTGCTAAAAAATGATAGCTCCAGAAGATCAAATAAACAGAATGCTCGAAGCGGCGGATTCTTCTGTACCAGTTCTTCATCGTTCATTTAGGAATGTTCTTGATGAAATACGAAATAATCTTTTCGATGAAGACGCGATTGAAGAATTTTTGGAAAAAGAAGATGTTGATAAAATCATAGAGGCTTCCGGTATTTCGGAAATAGACCCCATGATGTTTGGTTCAGGCATGGATGAAGAAGAACCTTCATTTGTAATGCAACTTCAAACTCTTTTTTCTTTAGGTGCTCTGATAGCAATATCAAATTTGGATGAGCTTTTAAGTAAAAGGACAAGTTTTGATCCGCTAGGGGAACGTGCTGTATATTTTCAGCGCTATACGGCTTCGATATTGGCCGTAGAAACCCTTTTTAATTCTTCCGAAGGTCTACGGTTAGCTATATCGCACTATTTGTCTACTACGAAGGATAAGGGTGGTCTAGCAAATATCATTAGGGAGCACGTTGGTCTAACTCCGCAACAGAGTCAGGCCTTGATAAATTTTCGCAATCAATTGGAAAATAGAAAGCGATTAGGTTTCACTTCTCCAACAAATCGTAAATTGTCAGAAATCGATCAATCTTTAGTTTCCCGTCATATGTCAGGTGAATTATTAAGTCGCACTCAGATAAACACTCTTGTTTCAAGATATGCGGAAAATCTTCTCGATAAACGAATATCCGATATGGTCCGTACTCAATCTTTAAGATGGGTAAATTCCGGTCAACAGGAAGCTTGGAATCAAGCTGTAGATCAAGGAGCTTTGGATGATAACACTATCAGAAAATTTTGGTTTACTATGGGGGATGCTAAAGTACGCCCTACTCACAGACCTATTCCCTCAATGAATCCTTTTGGGGTTAAAGTTAAAGCTCATTTTATTACTCCGTTTGGTCCCGTTATGGGGCCGGGGGATTATAATGTGGGCTTGATAAATTGTCGTTGTGGTGTTGTTTTAAGATCAATTGTATAAAATTTTAAAAATTATAGGTAGTAAAAAGATTATAAGTTCCAATTATTTTTCTATACTTTATTCATATGAAAGACTATTAGAAAAATAAACTTCGTTTATTTGAGGACGATACATTATGAGCAAACCGGAACAAATAATTTTTAAAGGTAAATTATCCTCAGTTGATAAGCACCATCGTGTTGCTTACGGTTGGGCCTATGTTTGTAAAAAGGGTTCCCTTGCCGTAGAAGATCATTCCGGCGATACATGGGATATTGCTGAAGTTGAAAAAACAGCTCATAATTTTGTTCTTGAATGTCGTGTTGGTGGGGAAAGTCATGTTGTAAAGGGTGGAGCTGAACTTGTTGAATCTCTAGTATTCTCCAAAGCTGTTCAAGACGCTTTGGGTATTGATGTAAAGAAAGACAACGAAAGTATTGAAGGTTGGTTTGTTGGATTTCGCATTACCGATGAAGAACTTCTTCAAAAAGTTGAAAATGGAGATTTGACAATGTTTTCAATTGGCGGCACTGGCATCAGGGAGGAAATGTAATGGCAAGACGATTGCGTTCGGTAAAGTTGGACGAAATATCTTTTGTTGGTAAGGGAGATAATCCCGAAGCTCATGTATTGCTTTTGAAGGTAAAACCTGATGGAAATGAAGAAGAAGTAAAACCAGAAGATCAAGAGAAAGGAGATTCAAACATGGATGAAAAGTTGAAGAAGGAACTGGAGGATAAGTTGGCCGATCTGGAAAAGCGGAATGGCGATCTTATCAAGGAGAAGGCCGATCTGGAGAAAGCTTGTTCTGAAAAGGACAAGGAACTGGAAGCTATGAAGGCCGGTATCAAGAAGGAAGAGGAAGACGTATTTAAAGGTCTTCCCGAAGCCGTGGTAAAGGAAATCGAATCGAACCGCGCCCGTATCGCAAAGATGGAAGATGACAATCTGACCCGTGAGTTTGTTGCCAAAGCGGCCGAAGTCAATCTAGTCGGAAAAGCCGATGAAGTTGGTGATATGTTGAAAGCTATCGCCAAGACCGATTCCGCTCTGGCTGAAAAGGTTATGGGTATTCTGAAAACCGCTCATGCACGTATCCACGAAAGCGGTCTGTTCAGCGAAATCGGTAAAGAGAATCCTTCCGACACAGTAACTACGGCATACGAGAAGATTGTTGCCAAGGCAGCAGAACTCCGTAAGTCTAGCCCTGCTTTGACCGATGCTCAAGCATTTACCCAAGTGTACGATTCCGATTATGAACTTCGTGAACAATATTTGAAAGAACGCGATAAGAAGTAATTAACCACTTCCCGTAAGGAGGGACAAGTCATGGCAGTTGAAATTCCGGTATTTAATCTTGGCTTTATGAAAGCCGCAGCTGATTACTCCACCAAGCAATTCTATTGTGTGGAAGTAACGGCAGACGAAACTGTGTCGGTGTGTGATGGTGCTGGCGGGCCTTGCATTGGTATTCTTCAGAACAAACCCTCTATTGTGGGTGATGTTGCAGACGTAATGTGTATTGGTGTTTCCAAAGTTATGGTTGGGGTTGGCGATTTGGCAGCAGGTGCCAATTGGATGACCGCAGCCGATGGAACTGCAATTACCGCGACCGCCGCTAAGGTGGCTATGGGTACAGTTCTTATTGGTGCCGTAGCTGGTAAGCTAGCTACCGTAACCGTCGGTTTTGCTCAAGGCAATACTACCGCTGCTTAATCAATTAACCATTTCCCGTAAGGAGGGATAAAATCATGCCGCAACCTACCGTTCGTGATGTACATATTGACGCAGCGTTGACCAACGTAAGCGTTGCCTACACCCAAGACTCTGCGAATTATATTGCAGATAAGGTGTTCCCCATCGTTCCTGTTCAAAAACAGGCCGACAAGTATTGGACATACGAAAAAGGTATGTTCTTCCGTGACGAAGCCAAGAAACGCGCTCCCGGTACTGAGTCTGCTGGTGGCGGGTACAAACTTGGCAACGACACCTATTTCTGCGAAAAGTGGTCTTTCCACAAAGACGTAGATGATGATACCGTTGCCAACCAAGACGCTTCCATTGATTGCTACCGTGATGCAGCAGCTTTCGTTATGGAAACCCTTCTGATTCGTCGTGAGCGTCTGTTCGTTGACACTTATCTGAAGACCGGCGTTTGGGGTACTGATGTTGTTGGCGGTACGAACTTTGCTCAGTGGGACGATGAGGCCACGTCTGATCCCGCAGAAGATATCAAGAATGCCCGTATCAAGATTCTTCTGAACACTGGCCGTATGCCCAACAAGCTGACCGTGGATATTTATACCCACGAAGCTCTGAAAAAGCATCCCCTTATTCAAGCCAAGTTCTTCGGTAACAACGGCGGTCAAGGAACCGTTACCCGCGTTATGCTGGCTTCGTATTTTGAAGTTGAGCAGTATCTGGTATCGCAAGCTGTTTATACGGCTAGCGACGAAACTGTTACCAGCCCTGTTATGTCCTTTGTTGCTCCTAAGTGCGCCTTGCTGTCTTACGCGCCCAATGTCGCTTCGGTAATGCAACCTTCTGCTGGTTACATCTTCGGATGGGCGGGTCTGACCGGACTGAACAACGTGGGTATCCGTACCAAGCGTTTCCGTTTGGAGAAATTGGAATCCGAGCGGATCGAAAATACCATGGCCTTCGACATGAAACTTGTCGCTGCCGATTGTGGTTATTTCTTCAGCGCAACGGTATCCTAAGTTGGAATGGCCCACTGTATGAGTTATTGGGGTTGGAACGGTAGAGCTTAGTACAACCCCAATTTCAAAAATCTAAAAGGGAGAAAACAAATGAGTAGTTGTTATGGCGAATATGGCGGCTCAGTTGTGAGAACATTTTCAGGGGACGGGGTAAAATGGATGGCCGGAGCTATCTTAAAACCCGAAGATGTGATGAACTGGCCTGAGGCAAATCGCAGGGCATTACAGACCGAAGGTAAAGTTGATTGGTTTGGCCCTCCGGTTAAAGAAGAGCAAGAAGCTCGTGAAGCAGGTTCCCCGGCACCTAAACGTGGTGCGGTGGGGGTTAAAACTAAAGCCGAAGTTTCAAATAAAACAAAGGCTGAAGTTAAAACCTCGACGGCTCGAAGAGTGCGTCAGTAACCAATAAAGGAGTTACATCATGGGTACTATCCCAAAGAAAACAGGTTTCGGTAGTCGCAATTCCCGGTATTGGTAAGATTCAAGTATCACGCAAAACTGTAGCAGGCGATTATAAACCTTAATCCGAAACCCCGAAGAGTTTGTAATTCAAAATAGCGGGAGAGATAACTTCAAACCCGCTATTTTATAAAAAGGAAAATTCGATGGCTTGGACATACTCAGGAAATCCCGCATCAAGTTCAAAAGACGCTGTTCGTTTTCTGGTAGCAGATACGAATACAGATGATCCTTTTGTTACTGATGAAGAAATAACTTGGGCGTTGTCTCAATCCTCTTCAAATATATACAAAGCAGCTTCTTTGGTAGCACGGGCTTTATCCGCTAAATTTTCAACATTATCGGATGAAGTTATTGGTCCACTTCAATTTAAATATGCCGAACGTGCCAAGAATTATGAAAAGATAGCAGAACGTCTTGAAAAGTCAGAATCAAAAAGTTTGTCGTTGGATGGTATTTATTGCGGCGGTGTAAACGTATCCGACAAAGAATCTAACGCCGCCAACAGTTCTATTGTTCAACCCGAATTAAGAAAAGGTATCACAGATTACGTTACTGATATTTCTGAAGAGACAGAGCTATGAGTTTCTACGGTAGCGTGGCTAAAAGAGCCGCTAGAGCAATTAAAAGTCGGGGGGCTAGCATGACCCTTCGCCGGACTGTAAACAGCGGTATAGACCCTAATACGGGCCTACCGGGAACTTCTACGGTTACGGATTACCCTTGCTACGGAATTATCCAGTATTTTGATACAAAAGCTTCGCAGTTGATGTACGGTTCGTCAACTCTAAAAGATACGTTGATAAAAAAAGAAGATCAGATGATTTTGTTGTATGCCGATGGATTAGGAACGGCCCCAAATGAAGTTACCGATGTTTTGATTTTCGGAGGAACAACCTACACTATTGTAAATGGATTGGCATTACAACCGGGTGGTATTCCGATTTTATACAATGTTCATGTGAGAAAATAATGGCTATCAAAGATTTGGCGAAATTTCAAAAGCAACTAAATTACTTCACTGAAAATGAAGTACCACAAAAGCTGATGAGACGTCAAATTGAAATCTCTCTGTATCTGCTTAATAAGTTACAAAACAGAACTCCGGTAGATACAGGATTTGCAGTAAGCAACTGGCGTATGAATGTTGATTATATACCTCAGGGCGTTCTGGGTAGTTATGAGAGAGCAAAAACAAGACGTATGCCTTATGACCCGAAAGACCCTTACAGATTCAGAAAGCCAATCGAAGCACCGTTACAAGGTAGGAATAGAGATAAGTTAATTGAAACAGCTTTTGAACGCGGCCAAAATTACAATATGGCCCAATGGAAAAAAGTAGGACATAAAATTTTTGTTTTCAATAATGTTCACTATATGAAGTATTTAGCAAATGGTCATAGTAAGCAAGCTCCAAAAGGCTGGATATCGTTAGCTATAGCAGAAACAAAAGCATGGGCGAAATCTAAGGGGTGGTAAATGGGTTCTGCATCAATAAATACCGAATTAAGAACTCATTATAATTCTTGGTCCGATAAACCGGCAACTACCGAATTTCCAAACACTCTGTTTACACCGCCCAATCCCCCGGCTTTTTGGGCAAGATTCACAGTACTTTTAGGTGAAGAATATCGGATGGATATAGGCACTGGTCCGACAGGCGCAACGTATAGAGTACCGGGGGTATTGATTGTTCAACTCTTTTATCCTCAGAATCAAGGGAATGGTAATATACTTCTCAAGGCCGATTCGTTGGCTCATAAATTTCGTAATTGGTGCGGTACAACGATAACTTGTGAAGCCGTAACAATTGAAGAAATAGGTATTACAGAAGGTTATTTTCAAGTAAACGTAACAGTGCCGTTTCGTCAAGACAGTATTCATTGAAAGGAGAAGATATGAAGAAAACATTTAACACTGAATTTCAAGATGAAGTTAAAGTAAAAGAAATTATCAAAGAAAGAGCGGTTGATTGTGTAATGGTTAAAGATGGCGTATATAAATACGTTTATGCAGATACCGGTGAAGATGTAATAACCTCAGAAAAAGGAGAATAAGATGGCAACTACCGATTATCAGGCCGCAGTTGATAGCAACGACGTTATTATGTCGTATGTTCATGAGTCTACATGGGGCGTAACCCCGGCAACTCCAGCATTCAAGAAAATCCGTTTGGATTCAGAAGGGTTTAGCGGAAGTAAAACCCGCACCCGTCCAAATGAGATTGATCCATCGCAGCAAGCTTCCGCTGCTATCACAACCAAAGAAGAATCTACAGGTTCGTTGAATTTCTCTGTTTCCGCAGGAACTCATAACGATCTTCTGGCGGCTTCTCTTGGTAGCGCATTCACAACCGCTCTTTCCTATGCGGGTTCGGACGTAGCGATTACCGCAGCAAGTATCCCCAATAAGACCGCAACTCTTACCGCTACCGCCGGAGCTTTTACCACAACCAACTTGGTTGTAAAAGGTCAATTTATCAAACTGTACGCGGCTGGTGCTGCTACTCAGTGTGGTATTGCCCGCGTTTTGGCTGTTACTTCGGCAACGGAACTTTCATTGGACTGTGTATCTTGGGACCCTGCAATTACCGATGCCGCAACTATGGGGGCTTGTACAATAAAGGGTTCCCTGCTTCGCAATGGTAGCACGTTCGACAGTTACACTTTTGAAAAGCAATTGTCGGCCGCTCTATTTCTTCGTTATGCCGGATCATTCCCAACAGGCGGCTCTCTTGATGTTGGAGTTGGCGACTACTTGAAAGGTACTCTGGCTTTCCTGAATAAAGCCGAAGAGTCAGCTATCACAGCTATCGCCGGGGCTACATATGCCGCAGCCCCTACAGGTACGGTGATTGATTCGATTAAAGGTATCGGCACCGTTTGGCGTGGTGTGGATACCGGAACTACCCCCGGCGTACCGGCCCCTATTGACGGTGTTGTTCAAAAGATCGGTGTTAAGTGGAACAAAGAAGGTGCAGCCGCTCAATATGGTATTGGTTCTGCTGCCGCTTTGGGTATGCGCTCAGGTAAGCAACTTATAACCGGAACTTTGTCAACATACTTCAAAGATTTCGCTCTGTACAACGAATATCTGAATGAACAATCCGGCCCTATCAGTTTCTACGCTCTGGACGGTCTGGCTTCGGCATCGGGCACAAAAGGTTATGTTATTACTTTCACCAACGCAACTATCATGAACCCGAAAATTGTTGCGGGTGGTCCCGGTCAAGATGTAATGGCCGATTTCGAGATTGAAGGTAATCCTGATATTTCTTCAACTTCAATCTTCGGTGGAAAAACTGTGCAGATAGATTATTTCGGTTAAGAAGCGTTTTTAGGAACAGACCTATAGGAAGGCTTAGGCTAGTAGATAAAAAGCCTTCCTATAGGCTAATAACCGGGTAGAAATACCCCTACCTCTTCGACAGGGAGAGTAAAATTTAACGGAGGAAGTAAAAATGTCTGATCAGAGTGTAAACCCCTATGCAATGTTTCAAATTGATGACAAGCATGAGAATCAAGAAGGTACTTGGGCAGAGTACCCCGTAAAAGGTTATCCCAATCGCGCCTTTCGTGTCCGCTTCGTTCATTCCGGCGATACTAACATTCATTATCGGGAAGCCCTTCGCGCCCGTCTGAAGCCCCTCAACTATCGCATTCAACAAGATATGGTGTCTGACGAAGAATTTGAAGATATTGTAAAAAAGGTTTTTGTTGATAAAATCATCAAACAGTGGCAGTCCAAAGACGATAACGGTAATTTCGTTGATGGTATTTATGGCCCCGGTTTTGAGATTCTACCGTTCAGCAAAGCCGAAGTTCTTCAAGTATTTTCTGCCGGTCCGCGTCTTTTCAAAGATCAAAGATATTAAGAAACAGGCTGACAACGTAGCTACCTTCAAAGTGGAGGAAATTAAAGCCGACACAAAAGATTAAAGGAATGTCTTTCTTGGCAGTTACAGTGGGGTAGTAGGCTCGAATTTTTAACAAAGTTGGCACAAGAAGGCGAAGAAGTACAGGCCTTGTTAAATCGACCCTACCCCACTCTCTACCAGAAACAGTTTTGGGAGGCATTCCATATATTATCAAGTTCCAGAAGGTTTCATTCAGCAGGGATTGCAGCAATACCGTTATCCGAAATAAGAGCATATTTGGAAATATACAGTATTGCCGATTTAGATTTGAGAAATGAGTACGTTGTTCAGATACAAGCCCTTGATGAAGTTTATACTTCTCATTTTCAAAAGAAAAGTTAGGTGACTAATGTCTGACGCAAATCTTCAAGTAGGAATAGAATCCAGCCAAGCCGTAGCAGGTGCGCGTACTGTTGTCCGTTCTTTGGATGATATTTACGCATCTGCTACAAGCTTGGACATGAAGTTGCGCGGTTTAGAATCTACTATGGGGCGGGTGGGGGCTAATACCGGACTTAGCCAAGCTAAAGCTGCTGTCCAATCTTTACAATCACCTTTGCAATCCGTAAAACAAGAATTAGAGCGTATTGAATCGCGCATTATCCGTATCGGAGCTACTGCTGTCGCTTTGGGTGCGGTTAACATTGTCTTGGGTAAAATTAAAGAAACCTTGTTGGGAGCAATAAAAGCTGTAGATGATTTTCAAATAGCGGTTATATCCATAGCTGCTTCTTTGACACAGATAGGTATAGCAAACGGATCAACCGATATAGCCGGTACATATGAAAAAAGTTCCCGTTATGCCGGACAATTGGCTTTAAAACTTCAGGAAGTTGACAAACAATCTTTTGCTAACTACAAGGGCTTGATGGCTATGACGCAGGTTATGACCGCTCAAGGTCAAGTTCTTGATATAAATAATAAAAAACAAGTTGACGCTTTTACAAATCTTTCCAATGCCATTGCTATTATGACCCCCGGTCAAGATCAGCAAATGCAGATGTATCAAGAAACAAGAGCTTTAATGACTGGAATAGCAGATCGTCATTCTCAAGTTGCCAGAATGATAGACCAGCAAATTAAAGCTCAGGGGATATATAAAGGCGGTCTTAAAGAGGTTGCCGAATTAGGCCGCAAACATGGCGATACAATGGAAAGATTAGCCCCTTATCTACAAGGCGTGGGGGCTGCTTCGGGGGATATTGCTAAAACTTGGTCAACTGTTGTTGCTACGTTTGAAACAGCATTAAACTTTATACAAAGACAAGCTTTCGGTCCTATCGTTAAAGATTTGACCCAATTGGTATCGTTGTTTTCAACCGGCATGTCTAATAATGCTGGCAAAATAACCCAAGAATTAGCTGAAGCTTGGAGTCATGTTCGTTATGCAGTTTTTGATGTAGATGCCAAGACTAAGGAAATGAAATTTTCCCAAGATTTTTTGAACACGTTAAAAACTGCCGGTAATCTGATAGTAGCTCTTATTGACACCGCTGCCATATTTACCAAATGGATGATAACCCATTCCGAAGCAATAAAGAACACAATACTTCTTTACGCTGCTTGGAAAGCTTCATCTATTATTCAAACCGCAGCGGTTAATCTGTTTACCACTTCTATTTCTCAAAATACAACAGCACAAACTGCGAATACTCAAACGGTTTTGGCTTCATTGGAAACTGAAACAATTCGTTTAGCTCAAAAGAAAGCCTTAACTACTGCCGCATTGGAACAAGCATCGGCCAACAGAATTGCAGCAGCAGAAGAATTAGCTCATGCGGAGTGGAGAACAAAATCTCTTCTGTCTGAACAGTACAAGCACGGTTGGACTTTAAAGCAAACCATAGCGATTGCTGAACAAGCAAAAGCAAATAGAATTGCCACTCAACAAATGGTAAATGATAATATTCGTTTGGCTGAATCCGAAGTAGCCTTATCTGTAAGTAGGGTTAGTGCTGTAGAACAACATTTGGCTTTGATAGCTTCTGAAATGAACACTTTGAAAGCCAAAGGCGTTTTAACCGCTAAAGAAGTTGCTTTTGAAAAAGAACTGCGTTTTCAGCAAATGAACAATTTGAGTAAGTTAATAGTTCTTAACGGGGAGCTATCAATAGCCGAACAACAATTGAATAACGTAAGAATCAAATCAACAACAACTTTGAATGCCGCAATAGCTTCTGAAAAGGCCGCAACTATAGCGAAAACGGATGCTGTAAACGTGGCTGCTAGAAACGGTTTTGCAATATATGCGGCTAAAGAATTGGAGATAAAAGCAAGAGTCGCCAACTCTGTAGCTATGACTGCTGAAAATGTAGCCTTATCCGCTAATACAGCGGCAGTTTCAGCAGCTACAGTAAGTACTCGCTTGTTGGTAGGAGCAAAAACACTTCTTAGTGGAACCCTAGCGGCGCTAGGTGGCCCTTTGGGGGCTATCCTTACCGCCTTAACTCTAGGGGCAACAGCTTGGTATATTTGGGGTAAGAATGCCAAAGAAGCAACAGGTACTTCTTATGCCGATTCAATAGAAGCTATGACTTCTAAAATTCAACAACAAAACAAAGAGCTGAAAGAACGAAACCGATTGGCTGCCGGTGGAACATCCACGGATGCCGAATTGGAAATGATAGCCAAGGAAGAAACTAAGTTGGCTTCTTTGAAAAAAAGTATAAGCGAATTAGGCGGTCCTGTTACTTTAAAAGCTGGGGATTCTTTTAGCACGTTAGGTGGTAAGGTTAAGAGTGCTACAGAAAATGTAATGGCTTTTCAATTACAAGCAGAAGTGACAGCTTCAAAAATTGCTAAATTAAAATTAGCAATTCAAGAGAGAGAAGGTCTTAATGAGAAGGCTCCAAAAGGCGGTACGAACGCTTTAGGGGATGACGATAAAGATGGAAAAAAATCCAATGCCGAAAAAGCGTTAGAATCACTTATAACTCTTCAAGGTGCTTATAGAGAAGCCGCTTTACGTTCCAGTAAAGTTACGGATGAATTGGGCGCAAAACTGGCAACTTTGGATGAACAACTGAAAAACGATTTGGCGCAAAGAGAAGCTGCTTTTAAAGACCCTAAAACTTTAGTCAGAGCAAAAGCTATGAAAGAGAAAACGGAACTTTCTCTTGAAATAATGAAGCAAAATGCAGTTATAGCCGATACTAAGAAAGGTCAAGAGGCTTTAGATAGAGCCAACGAAAAAGCTAACCTTCAAGAATACCGTTCAAATATTGAAGAACGTAAAGCCATATTGCAAGTTGCTCTTGAAGGCCAAACTATATCACAACAACAGTATTATGAGCAAATCGGAAACATGATTCGAGAAGAATCTGCGTTGGCTATGCTCGAACAGCAAAAAGTTGTTGATGCAAAAAAACAAGCTTTGTCTGAAGCTGCAAACAACGGAATATTTAGTGGAGCATTCAAAAAAGCCCAAGCTGAACTAATTGAAGCTGAATCTGCTCTTGATAAGGTTCGCAAAGATTCTTCCAGACGTTACGAGGATAATATAAGGGCGCAAATAAAGCTTTTAGAAGAATTACGCAAGGCTACCCTAGCCCTAGAGTCTAAAAATGCCGCAGACGAAGCAAAATTAGCTTCAGATAACTATTCTAATACCGGCCTTAACCCGTTTAAGCAGATCAAATTAACTCTAGCTGCTGAAAAAGCTGCTATCAAAGCTAAATATGATATGGAACGGGATGAAATAGTAGCAAAATATATGGCTATTGAAGATGGTACAAATCAGCAACTGGAAGCTATGAACAGTTTGCATGAACAACAAATGGCTAACATTGATGCCGAAAACAAATTGAGAATAGCTGGTATACCCGATGCAAATTTGAGGTTGTCCGAACAGAAAAGATATGCCGAAGAAAGTGCTAAAATAACTATTGAACGTGACCAAAAAACGGCTGATATAAAAGCAAAATTAGCCAAACAAACGATAGCTTTACAAACCGCTTTGGAAAAAGCTTTTTCGCTCACATTTGAAAAACAAAAAGCCGAAGAAGTGGCTGTAGAAAAGAAAGCCGTCAATTCAAAATGGAGCGCGTTGTCAGCCTATGCGGAACTAGGAGCAGAAGCATTCCGCATGATGGCTGATACACAAGATCAGGCTTCTAGGGATGGTTTTGAATCAGCAAAAGCGTTCAATTTGGCGGCGGCTGTTATGAGTACAGCGGCAGCGATTATGGCCCAACTCGCCACCCCCGGTCCCGTGGGATGGGTAAAAGCTGCTTTGGCTGCCGCAACAGGCGCAATTCAAATTGCAACTATAGCAAGCACCACTTTCGGAGGCGGGGCGGCAGCTCCATCCGTGCCAACAGGTTCCTTTGCCTCAGATGGAGCCGCTTCTGGTGGAACATCGGGCATAGGTAATTTGACAATGCCGCTAATGAGCATTCAGGATAGTCAAACCGCAGAAAGTCTTGAACGTCTAACAGCATCTACGGATAATGTGGCCGTAGCTATTGGCAGGCTATCGAAGGGTATGGACCGTTTGTCGGCTCTGTTTGAATCTGGTTCCGCCGGAGCAAGTCTTGCTATAAATGCACCGGGACGCTTTGATATAGTAGGTAAAGTTGGTAACAGTTCGATGAAGGATTTTTTAAATCTAGGAACCGAAATGGCAAAAGGTTTGACAAATCTAGCAATTATGCCGTGGAAACTTGGAGATACCTTCAAATCTATCGGGAATGCTTTGTTTGGCGGGGCTGTTGGGGCTACGGGTGCCGGTATGTCGTTGCAACTAAGCGGCGGTCAAGTAACCGGCGCAAACTACACCGATATGAAACGAAGCGGCGGTTTGTTTGGTAGTAATAAATATTGGACTGAAAGTACCGCAAACTTAGATTTGGGTAATTTTGTAAATGCTATGCTCAAGCCATTAGCTAGTGAAATCGAAAGAATGGCAATAACTATAGGGACATCAGCAAACATCACTTCTGCTAATATTTCTGAACAAAGAATTGCAACAGCCGGTAGAAGTGAAGATGATATAATGAAAGATTTAGAAGCTTGGATGGTAAAAGCGTTACAAAGCATGGCATTAACGGTAGATGGGCTTGCGGAGTTTTCAGGCGCATTTGACGATGCTTATGCAAAACTTGTTGAGTATAACAATGCTCTTGTTTCTACGAATAACGCTTTTGAGCTGATTGGTAA